GGGGGGTGCAGGGGGGCTTGCCCCCCGCGGGGGGTTGAGGGGGGGTTTCCCCCCCTCCCGGGGGTGCAGGGGGCGGAGCCCCCGCAGGGGGGGGTGCGGGGGGGTCGCCCCCC